GAGGTCGAGCATACGGATGTTGTGGCTGCTGAGACTGAGGCGATAGAGGCAAAGGCTGACGCTGCTGCTGTCGGTATTGTTATCGGGCCTACAGGTCCACAAGGGCCAGCAGGTGCTACAGGGCCAGCAGGTGCTACAGGTCCAGCAGGTGCTACAGGTCCAGCGGGTCCAGCCACTTATAACGCTAGCTCACTTAGTGGACTAGCACTCAACTCAACTACCAGAAACAACCAAGCAAATAAAGTAGTGCGCACACAAGCCAGTGGTTACACAGAGTTTGGCTGGATTAACACCACAAGCGGCTTAACAACGACAGGTTCATCGGACTACTACGTCAACACGAATGATGGGTATATTCGCAAGAAGACACTGGCTAACGTCCGAACAGAAATCAACGGAGGTATGCAAGCAAACTCTGTTGGCTCCTACATGCTATGCAACAGCAACGGCGGGGGCAATTTTGGCCCTGGGGGAACCCGTGCTGGGTCTGGTTTGAGGCCAACAACTTGCGGCAACGCTTCACTTTCAAGTTACGTTCCTGCGGGGTCTTGGCGTGTTATGGGCTACAGAACTGGTACAAACACTTCTTGGAGTGGAGGATATGAAAGCACTTTATGGATGAGGTACGCATAATGAACTATCGCAACGCAAAATACATCAATGATAATGGTTGGATTGACTGTGAGATCGAACACTCTGAGTTTGGCTGGATTCCATACACTTTAGACCCAGCAGACACCGACATGACGATCAACAACGACGATCTCTTGGCCGCAATGGAAGCTGCTGGTGATGTCGCTGCCTACGTCCCGCCAACCCAAGCTGAACTGGACGCAGCACTGTCTGAGCAGCTTCGCATGGAGCGTGACGGTCTGTTAGCTGAAGTAGACGCATTCGTTGGCAACCCCCTGCGCTGGGCTACACTCTCAGCAGAACAGCAGGAGGCTTGGGCAATCTACCGTCAGGCGCTGCTTGATGTGCCACAACAGGCTGGCTTCCCTAATGATGTCGTGTGGCCTGTTAAACCCTAACTGAGGATACTTAAATGTTTGGCTTTAGCGCATTATCTATCTCACCATTCTCTACTGATGTAGAAGTACGCTTTAATGTAGTAGGTGTATCTGCTATTGCTGCAACAAACCCTGTCGTTGTAGTAGCCCCTGCCAACACTAGCTTAGCACCTGTATCTGCTTCTTCTGCGCTGGGCGATGTAGTAGTTACTGCAGATAGCATTACATCTAGTGCATCTGTATCTGCTGCAAGCTCACTAGGTAATACTATAGTTGTAGCTAAAGCTGTAACTATTCCATTAGGGCTTGCTTCTACTGGATATGTAGGTATAACTACTGTAGTAGCTCTATCTAATACACAGATAAACAGCCCAGCGCTAAGCATTACTGTAGGTAATACAAGTGTTATAGCTAAAGCTGTTACAATCCCTACAGGTGTAGCAGCTAACAGCAATACTAATACAGTAGATACAAGAACTACAAACGTATTTGAGATTAGTTCACCACCTCTAAACATCTATGCTAGAAGACCTGAGATTCAAGCTGTTCAGTTTAACTATGAGCTTATCAAAGATAGCTACAGCAGAAATAGGGTTGTATACGTAGAGCCTACGGTTAAAGGCTTTACTGTTTCTATACCAGCAGATCCTTCACAAAGAACCATATACATTGAGGCTACAAACACGGACAGAGTAGTTCGTATTGCAGCATAAGGAATACATGAATGTCATATAAGTGGCCTGATAAAGATAAAGATGAGATACTTGACTTCAATGTAGATTGGTCACGCTTCTTGGGTGATGATAACATCTCTGGTGTTACTTGGTATATTGATGATGCTAATGGTGTTAAGACTGAGGTGTCTGCTGCTGATGTAGTTAACGGTTTGCAGATGGTTCAGAAGACTAACACCTTGAGTATATCTACAATCAGACTCTCCCTTGGCATTAATAACGTCAGGTATCTTATTACTTGTAAGGTCACTACAGTAGAGGGTCTACAGTATGAGCGCTCTATCTATCTACGTGTTAAGGAGAAGTAAGAATGGCATATGACTTTATTGGTCTAGTTAATGACGTTAACAGACGCCTTAACGAAGTAGAACTAACTACAACAAACTTTGCTGGCGCACAGGGTTACTATAACCTTACTAAGGATGCTGTTAACGCAGCTATTAGACACATTCACCAAGAAGAGTTTGAATGGCCTTGGAACCATGCTGAAGAAGAAGAAACCTTAACAGCGGGTGAAGTACGTTATAGTATGCCTTACGATAGTAAGAGTATTAATATGAATAGCTTCCGTATTAAAAGAGATACGGCGCTTAATGTACCTACAGTAAAGTTAAAACTGTTAAACTATGAAGATTATCTTGACAAATATGTGGACTATGAGTATAACTCTAGTGAATCTGCTAGAGGTGTTCCAAGATACGTTGTTAGAGCGCCAAGCCGTGAGTTGCTCTTTGTTCCATCTCCTAACGCAGCCTACGAAGTAGTATACGAGTACTACAGAAATGGCGTAGACATGCAGAAGGCTGCAGATGTCCCTGTTATCCCTGAGCAGTATCGCCACGTTGTAGTAGACGGTGCAATGTATTATGCTTATGTATTCCGCTCAGATCTTCAAGCTGCACAACTATCCCAAAGTAAGTTTGCTGATGGCATTAAGAACATGCGTTCCATTAACATCAACCGCACTGAATACCTTAGAGATACAAGAGTACACTTCTAATGGCTACTAATTGGCAGACATTCCCTATTGAGTTTAAAGGTGGTCTCATCTCTAATCTCAGCCCTCTCCAGCAGGGTGCTAATGCCGTAGGTTCTGCTACTATCTTGCAGAACTTTGAACCTGCTCGTTCTGGCGGTTACTCCAAGCTACAGGGTTATACTAAAGTAGATCCTAACATCATCCCAGGCGTGGGGCGTGTACTGGCTGTTAAAGTTGTTAACCCAGGTGAATACTTAGCTGCACGTAACAATGGATCTGTTACAGAATACTACAAGTCATCTGGTAATGGCTGGACTTCCGTAGGTGTAGCAGCTTTAGCTGGGTCTAAAGTAAGATCTATTGAGTATAACTTTGGCGCAGGTCACTATGTAGTATTTGTAGATTCCTTTAATTACCCAGCCCTATATGAAGATGCTACAGATACATTAACCTTCATTAACTCTAATACAGATCTTGAAGGGTCTGAGCAGGTTGCAGTGTTTAAGAATACTGTGTTCTTCTCTAAAGGTTCAAACCTATACTTCTCTGCCCCTTCATCTTCGCAAGACTTTAGCTCTGCTAATGGTGGGGGTGTTATTAACGTAAGCCATACGATTACAGGTCTCATTGCATTCCGTGATCAGCTAATCATCTTTAGCCGCAACAAGATCCAAAGACTTACTGGTAGCACCATTTCTGACTTCCAGCTTAGCCCTATTACAGAGAGCATTGGTTGTCTAGACCCTGACACTATCCAAGAAGTTGGTGGTGACATTATGTATATGTCTCCAGATGGTATTAGACTCCTTGGTGCTACAGATCGTATTGGTGACTTTGCACTTGAAGTAGCTTCTGATCCTATTGCTGATGACGTATACAAGTTTGCTCAGAGTACGTCTAACTTCTGTTCTATTGTAGTTAGAGAGAAGGCTCAGTATCGTATCTTTGCATATACAGAGTCAGAACAGTCTAAGGTTGCTCGTGGGTTGTTGGTTACAAAGTTCTCCAACCAAGGTTCAACAGACATGGCTTGGGGTGAGTGTTCTGGTATCAAAGCTTTTGTAGCAGACTCTAAGTATACAGAGTCAAGTGAGACTATTGTCTTTGCTAACGAGACAGGTTATCTTTACGTTATGGAACAGGGTTCTAGCTTTGATGGAGAACCTATTGAAGCTATTTACGAATCTCCCTATATGCCTATCTCTGATCCACAGATGCGTAAAACCTTTTATAAGTTAACATCTTATATTGACCCTAGAGGGGCTTTTGATATTGATTTATCTGTAAAGTATGACTTTACTCGCTCTAATAATCAAAACCTTATCCAGCCAGCCTCTACTAGCGTATCTAGCTCTGGACTGTCTGTATTCTTTTATGGTGCTGTTACTGCTACATACAGTAAGGCTACTTATGGTGGATCTCTAGACAAGGTTTATCAGAACCAGATTATTGGATCAGGAAAGACTATTTCAATTCGCATTGAAGACAACTCAACAAACCCCTCATTTACACTGGATACAGTACTCTTAGAGTACACCCAGAATGACAGACAATAATAAGGAAGCTATCTTATGGTAGGTTACACACGCCAAGATACGGCAAACAACATTGCTAACGGTAACGTAATTGATGCGGATGACCTTGATAGCGAGTTTAACGCTGTTGAGGATTCCTTTAATGCCATTAGTGGTCACACACATGATGGCACCCCAGGGAATGGCTCTCCTGTCACTAAGGTAGGGCCATCACAAGATATTATTGTAGGTACAACTAACATATTACCTAAAGGTACTAATACCATTGACCTTGGCTCTGCTGCTGCTCAGTTTAAGGATGCTTGGTTTGATGGTACAGTAAGCACAGACACACTTAATGTAGGTGTTTCTGGTTTCACTACTATTGTAGATAACGAGTATGATGTAGCTTCTGGTAACCTTACATTTGATGTAGCTGGTGATATTGTTCTAGATGCAGATGGTGGTGACGTATATCTTAAAGATGGTGGTGTAGACTTTGGTAGGCTTGTAAACAATTCTAACCAACTATCCGTCTACTCTGGTACGACAGAGGCTTTAGCTCTAAGTGGTGCTAATACTTCTGCTAAGGGTTCTTTAGCTGTAGCTACTAATGCTACTGTTGGTGGTACTCTAGCTGTAACAGGTAACACATCTGTATCTGCAGGTAACCTTACAGTTAACACAGGAAACGTAAGCATTGGTGGTACTCTAGGTGTTACTGGTACAATTACAGGTACTCTTAGCGGCACTGTATCTTCTTTGGGTAACCACACTACAAACAGCCTTGCTGAAGGTACTAAGCTCTACTACACAGACGCCAGAGTTAAAGCTGCTATTGGTGTAACAGACGCTGGTGGTGACGGTAGCCTGACATACTCAAATGGTAACATCACTTACACTGGACCCTCTGCTACAGAAGTAAGAAATCACTTTAGTGCAGGTACTGGTGTAGGTATTGCTGGTGGTGTTGTCTCTATTGGACAGCCCGTAGGTACTACATCCAATGTTGTATTTGGTAATGTAACGGCTTCTGGTAATGCTGTTATTAATGGCAACCTTACAGTATCTGGTACAACTACTACTATCAATACTGAGACTGTAAACATTGCTGATAACCAGATTGTACTCAACTCTAACTTTACAGGTACAACGCCTACTCAGAATGGTGGTATTGAGATTGAGCGTGGCTCACAGCCAAACAAGACATTTGTATGGGATGAGACTACTGATAAGTGGACTGTAGGTAGTGAAGCTCTTGTAGCTGGCAGCTTCCAAGGACCACTAACAGGTAATGCTTCTACAGCAACTGCACTACAAACAGCACGTACTATTAGTCTTGCTGGTGATGTATCTGGCTCTGTATCATTCAATGGTACATCTAACGTAAGCATCACTGCTGTAGTAGCAGACGATAGCCACAACCACGTTATCAGTAACATTGATGGGTTGCAGACAGCATTAGACTCAAAAGCCCTCCTAGCAGGTTCTACGGGTCAGGTCTTTTATGCTAGTAGATCTATTGTAGCAAATGGCTCTGCTGGTAGCCCTTCCATTGCTTTTGCTTCAGATGGAGGTGTTGACACAGGCTTTTATTGGGGTGGTGATGGTTATATTAACTTTACCACCAACGGGTCTTACGCAGGTCAGATAGACCCTTCTAATAACCTTACGATGGCAGGTAACGTAACTGCTTATTCTGACAGACGCCTCAAGTCTGATATTGTTACAATTCCTAATGCTTTGGATACTGTGTCTAAGCTTCGTGGTGTTAACTTCACCAAAGACGGTAAAGCATCTACGGGTGTTATTGCTCAAGAAGTACAGCAAGTAATGCCAGAGGTTGTACACGTAGGTGAAGAGTATCTCTCTGTAGCTTATGGCAACCTTGTTGGTGTACTTATTGAGGCGGTTAAAGAGCTTAAAGCTGAAGTAGAAGCTCTCAAGAAAGGTCTGTGATATGGCACTTCAAGCACCAGGACAAGCAATATCACTATTACAGATACAAACAGAGTTTGGTGGGTCTAACCCTATCAGCTTATCTGAGTATTGGGGCTTAGCAACAGGCTTACCTACATCAGGGCAGACCATAAGTGCTTATAATTTCTACAGTAAATCCTTCCTAGTTACGGAGGTGATTACATCTAGCAGAACTTGGACACCTAAACTCAACAACGCCGCCTACATACACATCTTCGTATTTGGTGCTGGTGGCTCTGGTGGCTCTGCAGAGTGTGACAACTCTTCTGGTCTTGGTAACCCAGCAGGTACGGCTGCTGCCGCTGGTGGAGGTGGAGGAGGTTTCTGTTACTCTAAAATATCCGCAGCTTCCGCATCCAGTTCCACTATTACCATAGGAACGGGTGGAGCGGGAGTGAGAAGCGCTTTTGACCACTACCTAGTTGGCAATGCTGGCGGTCCTAGTAAGTTTGTAGGGTCTGGCCTAAATATGATAGCCAATGGTGGCGGCGGGGGTGGCGCTCGTGAGATATCAACAGTAGGCTCAGATACTAGCACTGCTGCTGCTGCTGTTGGAGGCAGTGCCTCTGGCGGTAACCAGCTAAACTATACAGGCGGTGCGTCTGGCGGTGCAATTGCATCTGCTACTGAATCTACGTGCGCCTCTGGTGGTGGTTGCGCAGTAATAGATGGTAACAGCGGAGCAAGTGCATCTGTTATTAGTAGTCAAACAAGTGATGGTGCAAGAATTAGTAATAACTCCTCTTGGCCTACGTATCTATCAACTTACCAGCAAGGCCGCTCTCAGTCACCTATTCTTGGCAGTACAATCTATAGTTTTGATGCGACTAGTGGTGTGCGTAATGGAAATTCCTCAAATGCAGGATATGGCGCAGGTTCTGGTGGCTCTGTTGACAGGAGTACCTCAGCAGATCACCTAAGCGGAAATGGTGGCAACGGCATTGTTATTATCGTATATGAGGTGTAATGAAATGACATACTCACTAGGAAACAAAAGCCTACAAACGCTAGAAGGTGTACACCCCGACCTTGTAGCTGTAGTTAAACTAGCCATCACTCTTACAGAGCAAGACTTTTCTGTAGGTGAAGGTCTTAGATCAGTAGAACGCCAGAAGACACTCGTAGCTGCTGGCAAGTCTACAACAATGAATAGCAGACACATTACTGGACATGCTGTAGATCTCTTTCCGCATCCTGTGTCATGGGACTGGAAGTACTTTCACCCTATTGCTGATGCTATGAAGCAAGCAGCACAAACACTAAACATCGACTTGCAATGGGGTGGTGACTGGAAGTCTTTCCCTGATGGCCCTCACTTTCAACTATCACGGAAAGCTTACCCAAAATGACCACAGAGCCTTGGCACCTATCTAAATCCGTACCTGCAACCTTGGTCTTTGCTATTGCGATGCAGACTGTTGCACTCATCTGGTTCGTAGCTTCTATGAATAATGCAGTAGAGTCCAACAAGGTTAGCATCGTTAAACTTGAGACTAGACAAGAAACACTATCTACTATGGTACAGCAGCAAGCTGTGACTTCTGCTCGTATGGACGAGAATATTAAAGCTATCCGTACTGCTGTAGAGGCTATGGCTGGAAGATGAAACCTAAGACGTACAAACGTGAAGTAGCTATACTCTTGTTTGTTTGGCTTGCCTACCTTGTGGAAACTAAAGATGTTAACATCATTGAGATCTTGGTCTGGCCAGTCTTTACGTTTAGCGCTTTGGCTTTCGGTATGGATTGGTTTGGTAAGTCTGGCGGGGTGCGGGGCCAGCCCACTGAGCCTACTGACGGGCGGCGGGACTAACGTAGCTGCAAACACACAGTTAGGTAAAGAGAATAACCAGACTGTCGGAGTAGTTAGTAACACTAGACCACAGATGCGGATAGAAGCCCCTGTAGATACTGTAATACAGGATACGAGTACTAACACAGAAGTAGACCCCCTCATGTTGCTTCTACTAATTGCAGGGTGGTTAGCGCCTAGCCCTGGTGAGATAGGTAGAAGTTTTATTGGATTATTTCGTAGAAGGCCTTGACTGCTATTGCTTTATATGCAGCTAAGTGATATAACTACCACTATAACCCTCCCCAACACATAAATATATAACTGCAGCTATTTACTTGAGGCTGGGTAATAACAAGGACTATTATAATGGCTAAACGATTTGGTGGCTTTACACCTGAACAGATGGGAAAGATTGTCCCAGAAATGCAAGGTATGCAAGCTGATGAGCAAGCTAAGTTCTTAGCCTCTCAGCCTGGTGCTGCTGCTCGTGTAGGTAAGATGAGTGAATTGGCTGAGAAGCGAATTAATATGGCTTATGGTGGTTATGTAAAGGGTTATGCTGCTGGGGGCATGGCTACTGATCTAGATACAGCACAACAGTCTTATGCAGACTCCCAGAAAGCACTACAAGATGCAAGAGCTGCTCAAGCTGCTAACCCAAAAGATGCTGCACTAAAAACTGCTGTTACTTCTGCAGAGGCTGCTGCTAACCTAGCTAAGTCTGGTGTGGCATCAGCAGAATCGGCATTTAAAGCTACTGAAATCCCTAGCAGTGCAGAACTGGTTTCTGGTGCTATCAATGACCCTACATCAATGGTTACTAAAGCAGATGTGGCAACAGTATCAGAAGCAGATAAAGCTGCAGGTTCTCTTGCTGAAGGCACTGGTAAGCTTACTGGTGAAGTACCTACCGCTACAGCTACTGAGGCTACTACTACAGCTACTGAAGCACCAAAGACTGTAGCTGCAGAGACCTATGCCCCTCTTGAAGCTACAGCAGGTGTCGAGGATGTATTGTCACGCTTAGAGGCAGCTACAGGTAAGCCCAGCGCAGATGCTATTGTAGATGCTGCACAGATGGACCCACAAGAGCTATCACAGCTAGGTCTCAC